TGATCAAAAATCATATGCAGATAATTGGGATCGTATCTTCGGTAAAAAAGATATCATTAATGATCAATTATCACATGAAGGCAGGGGTTTTGATATCATAAATGATATCATTCCTGACAGTCTTATTCAACGTATAAACGATAGAAAAGATGAACTATACCCTGTCAGAGCATCTACACATAAGAAGCAATATGCAGAAGCAGAGGCATGTAAAAAACTGTTTGGTATTGCTGTATGGTGGAGTCAACTCACAGATGATTGGGACGAAGTAAAAGAAATACATGACCTCATCTATCCTCAAATTAAAAAGCATCTAACTGATGCAACTTTTTACGCAAGTGACATCGTTACGATTAATGGTCCAAGTAGATGGATAGGACCTCATGTAGATACGCCACATAGATTTGAGCAATACAATAACAGAGAAAACAATGATATTTGCGGTGTACAAGTTATTATACCACTTGATGATTTAGATAAAGATACAGGGGCAACTGGAGTTGTGCCTAACTCACATAGAGAAGATTGGGACATCCAAGACTGTTATGAAGGTGTGCATGATGAATACTTTTTAGAGAACGCAGAACAATATGACATGCCCAAAGGTAGTATCTTGTTTTACAACACTCGTTTAATGCATTCTACTATGCCATTGCATTTACCCAAAAAGCGTTCCATTCTATTGATTAATTATATCAGAAGTGATATAATAGAAAGAATAAAAGATAAAGATAACGTGTGGAGTAGCAATGGCAAATGATGTAATGATAGATATGGAGACGTTGAGTACGAATCCTGATTGTGTTATATTGACAATCGGTGCTGTTCGTTTTGACCCTCGAGGAGACGGTGTTGCTGAACGATTAGAATTGCGTCCTACGATTGATGAACAAACAGAAGAATTTAACAGATCAATAGATCCAGATACTGTTGAATGGTGGGGACAACAATCTGAAAGTGCTGTTGAAGAAGCATTAGGTGATAGAGGCAGAATTCCATACAGAGATGCCTTAGAAGAACTAAAAAAATTCTGTTGGAATCGCAATGCAGTCTGGTCTAATGGTGCAACGTTTGATATTGTCGTAGCAGAAAATGCATTTAGACAAGTAGATATCAAAATCCCCTGGAACTTTTGGACTATTAGAGATACTAGAACATTGTTTGATATTGGTAAAGTTAAGTTATCAGATGGTGGTTACTCAACATCACACAAAGCAGTCGAAGATTGTGAAAGACAAGTTGCAGTTGTGCAAATGGCATATAAAAAACTTATGGCTGTAGGACTAGGACAGAAATGATTCAATCTGACATTGATATAGATTTCGGAGACAGAGATAAAATATTATCTTTGATCAAACATATTCCTGCATCAATGCGAGACAAAGAAACTGTTAAGAAACATCCTACAGGTGTTTACATATCACAAATTCCATATGACCCTACAACAAACATGTCTTCGTTAGATTATAAAGAAGCAGAAGCAAGAAATTATTTTAAACTTGATTTACTTAATGTAGGAATCTATCAAGCAGTTAAAGATGAAATGCATTTAGTTTCCTTAATGAAAGAACCTAATTGGGAACGTCTTAAAGAAAAAGATTTTGTTGAACAATTAATACACTTAAATAGACAGTATAACATGTTACAACAAATGCCAGAACCAGTAAATAGTATACCAAGACTTGCAATGTTTCTGGCTGTTATTAGACCTGCTAAAAGAAGTTTAATAGGTCGCAATTGGAAAGAGATTGCAAAAACAGTATGGATAGACGATAACATCGGCTATACATTTAAAAAATCACATGCCATAGCGTATGCACACTTAGTTGGTATACATATGAATTTATTAGAGGAAGCAAATGATGTCACAATATGATGAAAGGGTCGAAAGACAAAGACTTAAACTAAAAGCCGAAGAATGGGCTAAAGGTGTTAAATCATTACACGCACATTCATTAAGTTCAATGTGGTATGATACAAGACCACAAGATACTGAAGGTGACAAAACTGTTATGGATGTAGAATATAATGATGGTACTATTAGAAGAGAACTTCAAACCGGAGAAATAGTTATCTTAGGAAAAGCATTGAAAGGAAATGACTTGATTGATCAATTTACAAGGGCAGGCGGTTGAAAGAGTTAATGAATGACATTAATGACACCCTTGAGGAAGAACTCAGACTTATGCTTGTGGAGAAAAACAACGAGTGTAATTACTTAAGAGCCAGAGTCAAACTTTTAGAAGAAACTGTTGCCCAAGAACAAGAAGAAAAATATAGAGCCTTAGTACGAGCGGCTGACCTTACACACGCATTAAAAGGAAAATAATGACCGAAGAAAAACTAAAACTAACACTGCTCAAAGAAAAAGATCCTAAACTCACTGAGCCTTGTACTAATTGGGATTTTACTAGAGACGGAGAGCCTAAAGAGTTAGTATTAGCGATGGGAAAAGTAATGATGGATCCTAATCGTCCTGGTATAGGTTTGTCTGCTAACCAAGTTGGCATACAAAAGAATATTTTTGTTATGGGAACTGAAGAACGATTGATTGCATGTATCAATCCATCAATTGATGAACTGTTAGGTGAAAAGGAAATATATTTAGAAGGTTGTTTAAGTTTCCCTGAGTTATGGTTACATGTTAAACGTCACCCTGAAGTCATTGCTTCATACCAAACAGTAGACGGAGAACTAGTAGAAAAGAAACACATGAAAGGCTTAGAAGCAAGAGTCTTCTTACATGAGTATGATCATTTGTTAGGGATAACGTTTGATGAACGTGTTCAGAGTAAACTTAGTTTAGAATTGGCTAAGAAACGTAGGGCTAAGAGATTAAGAGTGAATGCTAAAATTGCTAAACGGCTTAGTAAACTTTCTTTACCAGAGTAATAGTTTTTCGTTTAACTCTTTTCTTCTGAAAATCACTCATACTTACGATTGGTCCATGCAACAAGTTTAATGCTTTGTTGTTGAATGTCTTAATAAACGGCTTAAAATCACGCCATTCATCTTTCAAAAACAAGTGAATTGGTATTTGACGATTCGACTCCCACCACCATATGTCACCTAGTTCTAAGAATTTCACTTTTAACTTTGAATCTTTGATCGAACCATAGTCGTAAATGGTAGTGACAATATCATCACGGTTTTGAACAATGCCTACAAAGTCCTCTCCAGCATATTGCAAAACTGAAATAAAAGGGTGGGACTCAGTAAGTTTTTGGAAATAATCTTTTGGTGTTTTTGAATCATTATCTGTCATTGTAATTGTATTTATGAGGCAAAAATAAATGGTATATTTTCTTCTGAATTTATAGAGATAAATATATCTTATAGGAGATTTAAATTTGTGTCGTACACTACATCAGTATATACATATACAGTTAGACAGATCGTTGTTGTCTTGTCAGGTACAAGCCCGAGGAAATATATGCCAGTCTATTCAAAACCATTAACATTAAACAAAGGTGTTGACAATCAATTACAGTTTCAGTTTCTGAATCAGGAACAGAAGCCTGTTGATCTATCATCTATTGCTACAGCAAATCAACAGATATCATTTAGAGCCCTTAACTCAGATGGTACTAAAATTCTTTTCAGAAAGGCTTTAACTCCAGTATTAGATGTTAATGGTATTTTTGTATTAAACACGACTCCTGGAGAAATTGAAGATATCTCAGCACAACAAGGTTCATATTCATTAGAATGGCCAAGTGGTAACCTAAACTTACCTGTTTTTGTAGATTCTAAGGCAGGGGCAAGAGGTGATTTAAATATCGTTGACTCAGTGTTACCTTCTTTTGTTCCTTCTCAAGTCGTTACAATACCAAATGATCAGACACTTCCAAATGCAAACGCAAATGCAAACTCTGAAGCAGTTACATTTTTCTCAAGTGTTATAAACACAACAGATAACCCGGTATTATCAACATCTATAGATTGGGCAAACTATGTTGGTAATCTAACAATTCAAGGATCAACACTAGTTGATTCAGATTACTATGATATCAATTCATATCGATATGGCAATGCCGCCAATGGTGCAGTAGAAAACGGAACATTAGGTTATACAATAAATGGATATCATCCTTTTATTCGTCTCAAATTTCACGCAAATGTGGGTAATATAGTTACTATTTTGGCAAGATAAGTTACCCTGATTACTTGTTTTAACACTCTCTTTCGTATATAATATCAGATATGTTTGATATACTTACGATTGTACCTGGCAAAAAGAAACAGACGCAAAGCGGTTGGACTTCGTTCAATGCTCCCTGCTGTGTGCATAATGGTCATAGTCAGGACAAACGTATGCGTGGAGGAGTTAAAATAGATGGTGATAATTGGCAGTATCATTGTTTTAATTGTTCATTCAAATGTGGTTTTAAATTAGGTAGAAACATTAGCAAAAAGTGTCGTAGATTTTTAAGTTGGTGTGGCATGAATGATACAGACATTAGTAAATGGGCTATGCATTCTTTACAACACAAAGACTTATTAGATTCTATTATAACAAAAAAGAAACAACATGCAGTACCTGTTTTTAAAGAAAAAGAAATGCCAGAAGGTGAACTGATTTATGAAGGCAATTCAGAACATAAAGTTTACATTGACTATCTTGCAACAAGAGGCATGACTCATAATGATTATCCTTTCTTAGTCACGCCTAAAGAAGAAGGTAGAAATTCACAACGATTGATTATACCTTACACATATGAAAACAAAGTTGTAGGTAGTACAAGTAGATACTTAGACAATAGAGTGCCTAAGTTCATCAATGATCAACAGCCAGGCTATGTATTTGGTATTGACTTGCAAAAACCTGACTGGGAAGTCTGTTTAGTGTTTGAAGGTATCTTTGATGCAATCTCAATGAATGGCTGTGCCTTGACTCACAATACAATCAATGATAATCAAGTTGGTGTATTAAAGAAGTTGGGTAAACAAATTATTGTTGTCCCTGATCAGGATAAAACAGGGTTAGAGATATGTGATAAAGCATTAGAACTAGGCTTTGACGTGTCTCTTCCTAACTGGGCAGAAGACATTAAAGATGCAAATGATGCCGTGATAAAATATGGGAGACTTCCTACTTTAATAAGTATATTGGAAGCCGCAACTAATAGTAAAATTAAAATAGAAGTTATGAGGAATAAAATTGCTAAAAGAATTTAACGCAGAGGTGCAAGAATTGTTCTTGCGAATGATGGTAACAAACGCAGAGTTGTTTGTTAGGATAACTAATATTTTCAATGCAGAAAACTTTGATAGAAGATTAAGACCTGTTGCAGAGTTTATGAGAGAGCATTCAGATCAATATAAAATATTGCCTGACTCGACACAAATTAAAGCAACAACAGGCGTTGATATAGATTTAGTTCCTGACTTAGATGAAGGACACTATGAATGGTTTATGACTGAGTTTGAAGCATTTACTCGTAGACAAGAACTAGAACGAGCAATCATGGCATCAGCAGATTTACTAGAGAAAGGTGATTATGATCCTGTCGAAAAGTTAATTAAAGATGCAGTACAAATATCATTGTTAAGAGATATGGGTGTTGACTATTTTGATGATCCTAGGGCTCGTTTGATGCATCTAAAAACAAGCAATGGTCAATCGTCTACAGGATGGCCTGTACTTGATCAGAAACTTTATGGTGGATTTAATCGTGGAGAACTACAAATCTTTGCAGGTGGATCAGGTTCTGGTAAGTCATTGTTCATGCAAAATCTTTCAGTAAATTGGATTCTTGCTGGTCTTTCTGGTATCTATATCACTTTAGAGTTGAGTGAGCATTTATCAGCAATGAGAATTGATTCAATGGTTACTGATACTGGCGCAAAAGAAATCTTTAAAGATTTAGACAATGTTGAAATGAAAGTGAAGATGAAGCAGAAAGCGGCTGGTCAATTACGAATCAAATACATGCCTGCTCAATCTACTGTAAACGATCTGAGAGCATATTGTAAAGAGTTGCAGATACAAACAGGTATGAAACTAGACTTTTTATGTGTTGACTACTTAGACTTGTTGATGCCTGTAAGTGCTAAAGTAAGCCCGAGTGACTTGTATGTTAAAGACAAGTATGTATCAGAAGAATTGCGTAACTTAGCAAAAGAATTAGATATAATCTTTGTAACTGCATCACAGTTAAACAGAAGTGCAGTAGAAGAAATAGAATTCGATCACAGTCATATCTCAGGTGGTATCAGTAAGATCAACACAGCAGACAATGTGTTTGGTATCTTTACATCACGCAGTATGAGAGAACGTGGACAGTATCAGATTCAGTTAATGAAGACAAGATCAAGTTCTGGTGTAGGACAAAAAGTCGAACTAGCATTTGATGTTGAAACATTGCGTATTACAGACCCTGGCACTGCAACAGTATCAGGTACTGCAACAGATGCTCCTCAACAATCAGCACAATCGATCATGGACAAGTTTAAAACTAGTTCTAGTGTTGGAGCAACAGATCAAATTGTTCAGGATCAAGTTGATCCTGCAAATAAAAAGGTTGTTGCAGACGTTCAAGGTTCTAAACTAAAATCATTATTGAACAACCTCAAAGACACAAACTAAAGAATTTAGTGTTAATTGGCTAATGTAGACTAAATACTATACACGGATTTAAGAGAATCACTATGCAAAAGAAAACAAGAAGTTTATTAGAAGAACTCGAATCGATTGGGCAAAACCGCGATGTACCCCACATTGTAGAGTCACGTGGAAATCATATTATTTCCAGTGCATTGAACCTTATTGAATATATTCAACGAAATTATAGTGATGATCAAGCACAATTACTAGAAAAGAAATTATTGAGTTCTATTCGTGGTAGAGATAATAGTCGATTTACAAAAACTATTAAAAAGATTTAGGAAACATACATGTTAAGTAATGACATCAGAACTGAAGCAATGCATAATATGCATAATAGAGAAAAGAAAGGCCAATCAGGAAATAATGGCGGTCGTCAACGTGACACATCAAAATTTAAACTTAAAGGAAAAAATTCTAAATCACAGTTAGCAAGAGGTTATTTTGTAGAAGACATGATGAATAAAATCTATGATTTAGTAAAAGGCCAGTTAGATTCAGATTTTTCATATCTCGCAAAACCTGGAAAGGCTCCAGAAGAAGATCAAATGACATTAGAAAATTACATGTCTAATTGGTATTTAGAGTTTACAAGAGGTTTAGAAATAGGTCAAAAATTAAAAACATATTCAAATCGAATATTTAGAGTTATGCAAGAACAATGGGACGATGGTACTTATAAAGAATCTCTAGTACGTGATTTGGCTAATGCGACATGGCTGGCTACACAAGCACCAGAAGGCATGAATGAACCAACACCGCCTGCAAATCCCCCTGCAAATGACGATGGTGGTGACGATGGTGGTACAGCAAACGCTGAAGTTGTTGGTGCAGAGATTGATGGATCAGACTTCAGTAGTCAAGGGCCAAAAATGATAGAACCTGTAGGTGGCATAAAAGGTACTGTCGCAGAATCTAAAACTCAATCAGCAATAAGAGCAGAAAAAATACCAGCATTGAAAACGAGATAATAGTGAGTACTCTTACTGAAGTTATCGCTAAGTCATTACGACAACTAGAAAAAATCAACATAGTCGAAGCGGCAGGTCATATGGATCATCCAGAAGACTTGGTGTTTTTAGATGATGAGAACGGTGCAAGACATGCACTGAAACAAATAGAAGCAACAATTCAATCCCCAAATAATATCACAATTAAATGGGACGGATATCCTGCATTAATCTTTGGTCGCAACCTTGAAGGTAGATTTTCTATAATGGACAAGCACATGTTCAATAAGAAAGATGGTAGCGGTAGACTAGTCTACTCTCCACAAGAATTTCAAGCATATGATAAGGCTCGTGGCGTAAACAGAGGTGATTTGTATCGTATTATTGATACTGTATGGCCTGGACTAGAAAAGTCAGACAGAGGGTCTACTGGTTATTATTGGGGAGACTTGTTATTCAGTCAACCATTACAAGACAAAGATGGTCTTTACAGTTTTAAAGCAAACCCTGGGGGAATTGCGTACACAGTTGATGTCGATAGTGAAGCAGGACATTTGCTCAAAGGCAAACAAGCAGGGATTGCTGTACATCAATTTATTCCAGCAAATGCTATGACAACAAATGAAGCATCGTCACTCGATGGTTCTATTGGTAATTTGAAAAACAATTCAGAAGTAGCAATAGTGCCTAGTAAGATGCCAGTTACTCCTCAACTAAAAATTAATAAAGAACTCAAACAGCAAGTAGAAAAAGTTATTAATCAATATGGTCCTGCTGTTAAAGGATTGTTTAGTACTGCACCTCAAGCAAGAAATTCATTCAATCAATTGTTCACTGTATACGTTAACAAGAAAATTGTATCTGGCAACTTAAGAAACTTATACAAAGATTTTATTGAATTCGTAGAGAATAGAAAAATGACAGACTCTATGAGAGAAAAAATATCTGTTCATCTAAACGCACATAAACAAGGTGTATTAGGAGCATTTAAAATATGGATTGCTCTATACAATCTAAAACAAGACGTTGTTGATCAATTAGACAACGCCGCAAAGTCAAGTCCTATCAAAGGTTACTTAGATGATGGCACTGAAACACAAGAAGGTTTCGTTGCAAATGATCTCAAATTTGTCAACAGAATGGGTTTTGCCCGTCAAAATCTAGCGGCAAGAAGTTAATCCAAACACCCAATTTTTTTACATCCGGCATAAATACTTGTATGAATCTCAATGGTTGAGATTCAAAATAATATAAAGTGCATGGAACGTGTACTTTCAAAACAAAAGGAAATAGAAAAATGGCACAATTTACAAAAGCAAACAGTGACTTTCAACCAGTCTTTCACCAAGATGCAGATTCATACACTAATGGTGGTTTAAATGCATACACAACTGGTAAAGCAGTAAACGTACAAGGTCCTAAACTTCAGTTTGGTATCGTAACTTTCACAGGAGAAGCATCAGCAACTCTACCTGGAGCTGACTTGAAAAAAGCAGTAGACACTATTCAAACTAGATCAACAATTGCGATCTATGAAATGGATACTTCAGGCGGATCAGGTGCAAACGTATTAAACCTAGCATTATTCCCAACAATGGGATGGGACTTCACCAACGCAGGTGACTTAGACGTGGCTTTAACAGCGGCTCTAGGATATGCAGTTACTACTTCTGCTACAGGCGTAACATTCAACGCTGAGTAAGTTTATTAACTTATTAAAAAGCCTCTTTTATTAGAGGCTTTTTTTTGGCTACTAAATAGTTACATGAGTCAAAGAATTGCATGTTATACCTTATTCGATATTACTAACACGAATGTGTTAAATCGATCCAAGCCAATTGGGGATAACACTGATCTTTGGAGACAACAACGCAACTCCCAAGCAAATTTTGACACGATCTTACAATGTATCTCATTACGAGGTACCCCTGACATTTTAACTTATCCTTATAAAATAGAATTTGGAATTGATGACACTGATTTTGGTTTCTTATTAGAAAACAACAAAGAATTTGATAATTTTTGGTATTGGAGATTTGAATTTCATGTTCAGCATACTGGCGTTTATGATAACGGAGCAGAACCATATGGGCTTCTTGCATATGATTGCCATGAAATACCTATGCTAACATGTAATACAGAATATTCCGATCAGTTGCCTAAATTTTTAGACACCACACCAGAATTACGTAATATATACTTTGAGGGAGTAAAATGAAAAAAGAAGATAAAGAAAAAATCAGTCACTTATTTAAACAAGAAATGTTGTCTGGACTAAGACATCATTATATTAAAAAAGATTCGTCTGGTATTAGTGTGTTTGGAAACTATCACATCACTAAAACAAAGGATGGTTGCTATCGTGTAAAACAACGTTCTTGGATGGAGAATAGAGATTTTATTTCTGTTAAGACTGCAATGTCATATTGTGTGCTCCATAATAGTAAACGAACTGATTCGGCTGTAAAACTTTATCAATTAGATTGCAGACTGAGTAGTATTAACTTAGATATAAAAATTCACACTAAAGGATACAAAACTAAGAAGAACAGTTTAGACCTGAGACTAATACAGTTAACAAAATTAGAAGAAGACTATATAAAGAAAAAACAAATTCTTTTAGAAATACAAAAACATATAAATACTTCTAAGAATGAACAAACAAAGATTTTTGAAACGTACAAGAAAACCCGTTACAAAAATATCAAAAATTCTACACCAGAAGATAAATACATATACTCAAGTACAGATTACTAGGAACTGATTATGAAACTAAATGATTTAAACACGCAAAAACACGCAGTTAAAGCGTTAAAAGAGAATTTTGAGGTCGATCTTAAAATAGACGGTCTTAATAAAATTCAAACGCAAACTATGCATAACAAGGTAAAAGGCTTAATTGCAGAAGCAAGAGAAGCAAAGACTTTTGGTTCAGAATACCCTTCATACATGAAACTAGTATTTGTCGAACAAGCACTTAGAGATCATTACAAAGTAGCTCCAGAAGCACCAAAATCAGCAATCATCACTGAAAACGAAGAAGTTAACAGATCACAAGTTATCTTAGCCGCACAAGACATGGTTGATTCAGTACAAAAGATGCTAGAAGAAATCTCAGACATGATGGTCAAAGAGATGCCAGCACTAGTTGACTCTGTTCAAACAGAAATTGGTGTTAACGAAGCACAAGCATTTGATCAAACAGCAGGACAAGCACTTGCAGAATTGAATCAGTGTTTAGTATCAGTCAAAGGACAACTTGATCAAGCACTAGCAGGCATTACAGGCGGAGACGTTGTAGATGCATTTGACGGTGACGTAGATTCAGGTCTAGGTGGTGGTGAAGTTGGAGTTGACAGCATGGATGTTTCTAATCCAGCAATAGATGTAACAGGCGATATGGGAACTGACGTTGTAGACGTTAATGCTCCTGCACCAGTTACTGATATCGAAGATGTTAACGTAGACGTATCAACAGGACCAGTCGGTAGAGCAAAAAGGTAAATCTAATGAGGCTTAACGAGTTTGTGGAGCCTGCCGAAGATAAAGCCTTAGCCGCATCAATCATCGCAGTTACTAATCATTTAAAAGAATTAGTGGACAATGGAGACATTGATCCAGATAACTACACGGTTGATCAATTATTGGCTCTGTTTCAATCCCAAGATATTGTACTCAACACAGAAGATTTGTATACAATGTTAGATGAGCCACTACTTAGTAGTGTGATCTCAAATATTCAAGGCGACAAAATAGTCTTTAAAGGTGACGAAACTGTCACTATAAATCCTGGACAGGAAAAAGAACCAGATAGTCAAAAAGTTGTAGCCAACATGGCTAACTCTGCAATGAAAAGTCGTCCTGATCTCCCTGGTGGAATTTCTGTCTCATAAGTTTCCTAAATGACCGTAAAATTTGTACCTATACATGATGTAGATGAATTTGAAATTAGCAGATTTTATAAGCCAACATCACATGTAATAGAACATGCACTACATCTTCTCCCAGAAGCAGAAATAGTAACTGAACGACCCAAAGATGAATTTTATTTTCTACTGACAAGTAGACGATCTATTGGTTGGCGTACTGAATTTTCAGACCCATCGAATTTATTTTATTCTGATTTATTAAATAAAAAATGTGGACTCATCATTTACCTAAATGAAGTAGAATCTCTAAACGTTTCTAGTATTGTTCATGGTATGAAGAATTTAATAAGAGACTTGAATATAGACTCTGATCTATTGTACTACATAGATTCTAATGTAAACAATAGAAGTACATTGAACAACTTCAATCTTAATGGATCTTTTTTTAACTACTATGACTCATTGTTTGTAAACAACAACTATAACGAGACAGTAAAAAGCATTGAAAATTTACAAGAACGATCTAAAAAAATGTTATTGTTAGGTGGAAAGTCACGTGAACACAGACTAAAGTTTATACATGAAGTATTACAATTACCAAACTTTGAAGAAGATAATTTTATCAGTACAATGAGCGGCAGTTACTTTGATAATACGATACAAAAATCTATAAAAGTAGAAGAAAGACTATTAGACGGATTTCTACATGACACAACAATATTAGATAAATTCTCAGAACCTACACAGCATGGACCAACACATTTGTTTCATTTAGAATCAAGTCTTCATACTGATTCATACTTTCAAATCGTCACTAGTACATGGTTTGAATTAGATTTAAATCGAATTGAAATTAATGAAAAACATGCAAGACCAATGTACTCTTTGCAACCTTTTATTGTGTATGGTGAACCTAATACATTAAAAGCATTTAAAGAAATGGGTTACAAAACATACAGTAATTGGATTGATGAATCTTACGATGAAACGTATGATGATCAATTGAGATTTGATAAAGTAGTTGCAGTTGTAGAATCAATTAATGCAATGTCTCGTGTTGAATTGAGTAAGATAATGAAGGAAATGCTACCCACTTTAATACACAATATCGAGCATCACAACAAACGAGTCAATGAATTAGAGATAGAGTATAATTTATTCAATGACATAACCGAAACATACAAAGATTATCTAACCACCCAATAATGTTGCATGTTTGCAATAAAATCTATATAATAAACAGTTGAGGATAAATACAAGTATGGAAGTTACAGACATAGCAAAAGACAAAATCAAATCTCATTTGGCTAATCGCGGCAAAGGCATTGGCATTCGTATAGGTATTGAAACTACTGGTTGTAGTGGCTATGCATACAAACTTGAGTTTGCAGATAAAATCAATGAAGAAGACATTCATAATGAATATGAAGGCTTCTCAATCCTAATTGACCCAAAGGCTAATGACATACTTGAAGGAATCACAGTTGACTATCAAAAGAATGGACTTAATGAAGGTTTTGAATTCATTAATCCATTAGAGAAAGCACGTTGTGGTTGTGGAGAGAGTTTTACAATTTGAATCTAAAAATATCACACTTAGTCGTTAACGGCTGTAGTTACACATACGGACATGGAATAGAAGATCCTATCAACAATGGATGGGCATCTATTATTGCAAAACGTTTAGGCGTTCCGTTAATCAATCTCGCTTTACCTGGACAAGGTAACACAGCAATTTATCGTAGAACAATGCAATACTTTTATAAAGATTTGTTACATGATAATAATCCTCTCTATATACATGCATACACTCAATCATCACGTAGAGAAGCATATCACCAAGAGAACCAAGAGTTTAGAGTTGTAGGCAGTGCAGTAAATGCTACTCCCTTAGAAAAAGAAATTATCATAACTTCAGATGAATATTACTATTGTTTATTAGCACAAGACAAATTGCATCGTTGGACTAGTATCAATAATCTTTTAGACATGCACAATGTATCTCATTTTTCTACAGATTATATGCCAGAATGTGATCCTACCATATGCGATTTTATAGATACATATGAATTAATTCTCAAAAATGAATTAGACTCACACCCAAGCAAATTACAAGACTTTAATATTGTTACTGATGATTTTGAAAAGACAACATGCTTACATGAAACAGAAGAAGGACATAAACATCTTGCAGATTATATTTGGAAAGAAATAGAAACTCGTTATGATGATATCGAAGTTATTGATTTACCTTATGCTAAGTTACATGATCTATTGATTTGCCCACCAGAATCACAAAAGAAAGTAGACGCACACCCCAATCACGCAATTGATTACTATCCATTAGATTTTAGCAGAAATGTTTACTACATGCATGAACTTGGATTTGACTATATAAACAAGTGGTGGCTTGGCAAACCTAGCACAGAAAACAACTCAACAAGGAGTTTATTACCATGATAACAGAAAAATACCCGTACCAAGAATTAAAGAAAAAAAGTTTTGAAGGTTCACGTAAATATGTAACGCCAGATGGTCACAAACTTCCAAGTGTCACTACTATTCTTTCTGCTACTGCATCAGAAGAAAAGAAAGCCGCTCTTCAGAATTGGCGTAAAAGAGTTGGCTATGCCAAAGCACAAGAGATCACTACTGAAGCCGCAGGTCG